GTCTTGCGGGAACAGGAGTAGGCAAGTCCTTGTTCTTGTGTCACCATGCGGCAAACTGTTTAATGCAAGGCAAGAATGTCCTGTATATCACCTGTGAAATGGCGGAAGAGCGAATCGCTGAACGCATCGACGCAAATCTTATGGATACGCCGTTAGACGATCTTAGGGCTCTTCCCAAAGATATCTTTGACCGAAAGATGAAACGCATCATTGATCAGACCGCAGGTAAACTTATTATTAAAGAGTATCCTACGGCAACCGCAAGTGTTACCCATTTCAAGCATTTAGTAGACGAGTTGCGGTTAAAAAGAGACTTCTCTCCAGAGATTATCTTTATTGATTACCTTAACATCTGTGCTTCTTCTAGAATGAAGCAGAGTGCAACCATTAACTCGTACACCTTTATCAAGGCTATCGCCGAAGAGTTGCGTGGTCTTGCAGTGGAATTAGGAGTTCCAATCTTTACCGCAACACAAACCAACCGAACAGGGTTTTCTAGTAGTGATGTGGAACTTACTGATACAAGTGAATCGTTTGGTTTGCCACAGACCGCAGACTTTATGTTTGCGTTGGTGAACACAGAAGAACTTGAAGGGTTAGGTCAGATCATGGTGAAACAACTGAAGAATCGTTACGCAGAGATTACCACAAACAAACGATTTGTTATTGGTATTGACAGAAGCAGAATGAAACTGTTTGATCTTGACGCATCGGCGCAGAGAGATTTACTTCAACTTAGTTCCGCAAAAGAACCTGAAGAAGAAACTGCGTTTAAGTCTTTTGGTGAGCGATCTCAAGACAAGTTTAAGCAAAAACGAAACTTTGATAAGTGGAGTTAATATGAAAGCATTAGTCACAGGAGCTTGTGGGTTTATTGGTTCAACTATGGTAGATCGTTTGGTTGCAGACGGACATGATGTTGTTGGTATTGACAACGAATCTAGCATTGCACATGATCAATTTTATTATAATCCTAAAGCATCCTATGTTGAAAAAACATACTCTGATATAACTACAAGCGATCCTTGGGAATCTTTAGGTAATGAAAAATTTGATTGTGTTTTTCATATGGCGGCAGAATGTCGTATACAACAGTGTATAGAAAATCCAAAGTTGTGTGTGACTACAAATATTCTAGGAACAATTAATGCATTAGAATATGCAAGTAGAACTGGAAGCAAAAAATTTGTATTATCATCAACTTCTGCAATTTACGCAGGACACGATTACTTGGTAAACGAAAATGCAACTCCTACTTGCTTAAATCCTTATGCTTCATCTAAATTGTCAGCAGAAGTATTTTGCAAACAATACTCGGCAACTACAGATCTAGATACAGTAATTTTCAGATACTTTAATGTGTACGGAGAACGCCAACCTGTTAGAGGATCATACGCTCCTGTAGTTGGGGTATTTCAAAGGCAATTAGCAGAAGGAGTTGCTTTTACTATCGTTGGAGATGGAAAGCAAAGTAGAGATTTTGTTCATGTAAAAGATGTGGTTGATGCTAATGTTAAGGCTGCAGAAAATCAGAAAAAGTGTGGTGGGGAAATTTACAATATAGGAACAGGTGTAGGTTATACTGTTGGGTATGTTGCCACTTTAGTTTCACCATCCAATCCCTTGCAATATGTTCCTGCTCGTCCAGGGGAGGCAAGAGTGACTCTTTGTGATAATAAAAAAGCAGTTGATTATTTTGGTTGGAGACCAACAATTGTTCTTTCTGATTGGTTATCTTGTTGACTAGTTACGGATTGATAGCATAGCGACCTAATGCCCCCGACTCATAATCGGGAATACCTCGGTTTGAATCCGAGTCAATCCATTTTTATTGTAGTGTGCCTGAACTGGAGCAAGGACATGACCTATAATCGTGGATATGTGGGTTCGAGTCCCACCACTACAACTAAATACTCGGATCACTCAAACCCTTTTACAATGGAGAACCCCCATGCTAGTACCAAACACTGAATATATCATCGTCAAAGTCCAAGACAAGGCCACACTTATTCCTGGCAAAACCTTTATAGGAAAAGTAGAAGCTGTTGGTCAATCTTCTTTTGCACCTCAGCCTGTTGCGGGTGACGGAAAGAACTTTTCTTTTGCTAGACAACCAGATTCCTTTAGTGTTAAAAAGGGAGATGAAGTTATTCTTGGATCTTTCTTGGATGTGATTGATCATAACGGAACAACTTTAGTGATCTCGTTTAAGAGTGAAGTATACGCAGTAGTAAAAAACGAACAAGAAGAAATTGACTTGTTTAATCAAGAAATTCATACTGGCGAGCAGATGTTTTTGCGCGGATGACAGGGTTGACTTTAGCATAAATAACAGGTATGCTAACATTCAACACTTTTAGATGCAACATTGACGAAGAAAAAGTCAACAAGGGTGGTCATATCAGCCATCTGGAAGACGGTATGTTTGAAGATGGGTATGAAGGCCTGCTTTCGTCTATTGCAATCTTAAAAGATGTTGCTAAATCCTTATCTCCAGCGTCAGGGTCTGTATCTTCTGTAAATATATCGACCAAATGGGACGGAGCTCCTGCGGTTCTTGCTGGTATCAATCCAGAAAACGGCAAGTTTTTTGTTGCCACCAAGTCGTTTTTTAATAAAGAACCTAAGATAAACTACACAGAAGCGGATATTAAAAAAAACCACGAAGGTGGTCTTGTTACTAAACTTATAGATTGTTTAAAATATTTAAAATCTTTAAACATTAGGGGCATGGCGTGGGGTGATGTCTTGTTTAGTCAAGCAGACAAGAAAACCGAAACCATTGACGGCAAGTCATATATTACCTTTAGACCCAACACGATTACCTACGCAGTTCCTACAGACAGTCCTGTGGGTGGTGTAGTCAAGGCGGCAAAATTTGGAGTGGTATTTCACACCAAGTTTACAGGTAGCACCATGGCTGCAGCGATGAACAGAGCAAATTGGTCAGCAGGAACTGTGCCTATGGGTACTTCTACCGCTGTATGGATGCCTAGCGCAAAGATTCCTACCTTGCCAAAATCTTCTCCTGCAATGTTGCAAGAACCAGAAATAAAGCAGATGAATGCTATGGTTGCAAAAATAGAATCTGATTCCAAGAGTGCAAAATCTGCTTTGGATACTTTTCTAAAGAACCCTGCCGGCGCATATGTTTCGGTATACATCAATTCTGTGATACGAACTGGCGCCGCAAAATCTTCTACCAAATCTCTTTCCGTATACATTGAAACTAAACTCAACGGTGAGATATCTGCGTTGAAAAAAGAAGATAGCAAAGCAAAGAAAATAAAAACTAGGGACGACATACTAAAATTTTTGAAAGCGTATGAGTCTCAAATTGATAAACTTTTTGCACTACACACCCTTATAACTGCCGCAAAGGGAGTTCTTATAACTAAACTTGCACAGACTCAATCTGTTTCTACCTTTGTCGCTGCAGGAGGAGGATACAAACCTTCTGCACCAGAGGGATTTGTTGCGGCGTGTGGTGGATCGTCCTGCAAGATTGTTAAACTTGTGGATCGAAGAGAATTTTCTGCAAACAACTTTAACATAGCGAAAACTTGGTAATGAAAAGAATAACCCAAACAATATTAGAAGCAGTCAAGAAAGAAAAATCAATCGTTGTTGCGATTGGCCGTTTCAATCCCCCGACCACAGGACACGAACTTGTTTGTTCCGCTGTGTTGAACGCGGCATCTTCTTACGGCGCAGATCACAGAATTTATGTTTCATACAGTCACGATTCAAAAAAGAATCCACTTGACCCAGCTACTAAAATGGGATATCTAAAGAAGTTTTTTCCTAAAGTTAAGTTTGAACTTGTTCCTAAACCGTTTGCCAGTCCTGATGGTAAAGTTGCAAACGGGCCGTTCGCCATTATGCAGAAACTAAGCAATGCTGGATACACAAAAGTTTATGTGGTAACAGGTGCGGATCATATCGAAGAGTATAACACAATTAAAAAATACATAGATCCTAACCCAAAAACCAAAAGAGGTTACAAGTTTAATTTGTTTCAAGTTATAAGTGCAGGTAATCGAAATGCAGCAGATAAAGGCGTGTCGGGTATGTCTGCGTCTAAGATGCGGGCGGCAGTTTTTGAGAATAACTATGATTTATTTCAGAGTGGTATTCCCTCTCATGTCAGCAAATCGGATTCTAAAAAGTTGTTTATGAAATTAAGGAGCGCAATGAGTTTAAAAGAAGATTGGTTGTGGGAAGAAAAATCTAGCGATATAACTTTATTGTGCTTAACTTCTGCGGAAGGATCTATAAAAGGATCGTCCATAGAAAAAATGGAAAAGTCCTGCAAAAAGAAAGGCATTCTATTTGAAGTTGTAAAAATGAAATACGCACACATAAATTCAATGCTGTCTACTGGCAAAAAAGTTGTGCTAGAAAACATTGATGGTGAAAATAAAAAGATAACAATAAACCCAGCCAAAACTTTGTGTTTTGTTCGTGGTGGAGTATTGAATTCTGAATTGGGAATAGGTCTAGCCACCATCCTCCAAAACAATGGAGTGTTTATGGTAAACGAAAAAGGTGCAATGGAAATTTGTGCCAATAAGTTACAGACCGCATTGGCACTACAGAAATATGATATTCCTCACCCAAGAACTGCATTTGTGTCAGACGAAAAATCCATTGATATTGCAATGAAAGCGATTGGTGGAAAGTATCCTGTGGTTCTTAAAACTGTTACTGGCGCGGAGGGTATTGGTGTTTCTATTATTGAAAGTGAAAAATCCTTAAAATCCGTTCTTCAGTCTCTTTGGAAGTTTGGAGCTGAAATAATAATTCAAGAGTTCTTGCCTGGATTCAAAAACGATGTTCGTAGTATTGTACTGAATGGCAAACTTTTTGCTTGCGCCAAGAGAGATAAGGCGAAGGGAGATTTCCGTACCAATATAGCCCGAGGTTCGTCTGGTGGCGCGTTCAAGTTAAGCAAGGAAGAAATAGAGTTGGTGGAAAAGGTTGCTTGCATCAGCAAGTGCTATTATGTGGGAGTAGATCATGTAGTGGTGAACGGAAAACCTTATATTATAGAAATGAATGCATCTCCTGGAAGTGGTAATGTATATACCCTGTACAAAGACGGAAAGCCTGTTAAAGAAGTAGAAGGACAGGGACTGATAGACGCATTAATAGATCATGTGTCTGTTCCTTCTAGGTGGAAACTTTTCAATAGTGTTGCTATTATTGAAAAGATATGGGTGGAAGGACATGAATTTTTCTGTAAGATAGACACAGGTAACAGTGGTTACAACTGTATGCACGCCACAGACATAAAGATAAATGAAAAGAATCACACGGTTTCTTTCAAGCTCAATGGTGATTATAAGATGACCAAGAAAATTCAAAGCAGAATTTCGGTTCGTCGGGGTGGGGTAAAGGACAAAGAAGTTCGTCCTGTAGTTCTGATGGATGTGGAATTTAATAATAAAAAATACACAAACATAAAGTTTTCTATCGCCGACAGAAGCCATATGAACTACAAGGTTCTTGTTGGAGTTAGGTTTTTGGTACAGGCAGGAGTTTCGGTAGATCCCAAGGAAATGAGTGCAACAAAACCTGTGGCACAGCCTTCTCCAAAAAAGGAATCCTTTATATCAACTTCTTTAAAAATTTCCCGAATAGACACGCTGCCAAACAAGATATTAAAAATTGAAAAGGCAAGAACTCAACAGACAAATTCCACTAGCAAAGAGGAAATTGAGTTGTGGGAGTCGTATATCGAACAAGTTAAGAAGGAAATGTACAAAGAATACACTCCAAAAGGGACTTTATCAAAAGAGGAACTGTTTGAGTCTATTCTTGTGGACAACACCAAACCTTTAGGTCTTGCTAGGTTGTCTTTTTTAGACTTTAAGAAACACCCCAATTCTGAAAATACCGATACCCCTAGTGTTTAAATTTACTAAATACACAATAGCAGACACTCTTTAAGGAAAAATATATGCACACATCTCCACTAAGTAAAGAATTTTATA